TGCTACTTTTATTTCATCTGAAAATAAATGTACTTCAGCTTCTATTAATGTTGGGTTATATGTTTCCCAGAAGTCAACAAAACGTAAAAACATCTGCCATACATCTGGGCTAAATAGTGGTCTACCTATTGGGGATAAAAAATTTAATTCTTCTCCTGCTAGATATTGTTCGATCATCTCATGTACTTGAGTACCTTCTTCTCCTGCTTTTCTAACAATATGTTCTGAAGCATATCCTACTTTTTTTAACCAGTCTTCATAAAATTTACCTTTTGGGTAATACCCTAAAACATATGTTATTGAAGGGTAATATTCACCGTTTCGTCTATAATATCTAGAATCTGGTAATGTGATTTGTTGTGCATCTTCAGAGATTTCTAGAATCCTGTTATAAGATTTTTTAATTGTTTTTTTACTCATAGATTTTTGGATTTATTTCTGTTTCCTACTATATTTTTATAACCATATTGTTCTGCTATTTCTGTTGTTTTAAATAACGGTTGTAGATTAGAGTAATGAAAACATTCTTTTTGTTGTTCAACATCCGTTAGGTTAAAAGAAGAACATGATTTAATATGATCTATTTCCCAAATTTCTCCGTGGTTTTCCCAGGACATTTCGGGTAGGAATAGGGATTCTAAATGTAACTTCAATTCTTTAATAGAACAACCTATTAGATCTATAATAGATATTTCTTTTTTATTTTTATTTAAAAGATCATGAAATCTACTTCTTAAAATATTTTTTAATTTATATTGGGTATTATTTTTATATTTTTGTCTATTATACTCATTTATTTTATTTTTATTCTTTTCTCTCCAAATTTTATTATAAGTGGAGATTTTTTCTTTATTATTTACATAATATTTTTTCTTTTTATCTTTATTGTTTTTTATATATTCTTTTTGATACAGATTATTATATATAGATATTTTTTCTTTATTGTTTTTTATATATTCTTTTTGATATTTTATATTTTTTTCTCTATAAATTATATATTTTTCTTTATTACATTCTTTACATATATTAAAATATCCATCTTTATGTTTTACACTTTTATAAAAACTACTATATTCTTTCTTTTTTTTACATTTTATACATTCTTTCATTTTATTATAAATATATGAAATTTACAACAATGATAGTTTTTTCTCCATCAACTCATATTGGGTTAAGGGAAATGATTTTTGTATTAGTTTGGTAAAATTAACAAAACCCATTGAAGATGGATCTTTATCTTTTAATTCAACTAGATAAATTTCTTTACCTTCGTTCATTAGTTCTTCAGCAAATTTTATAGCTTGTTTCATAGCATCTGAATCTAGTGCTATGTATATTTTTTGAACAGTCGATGAGACTATTTTTTTCATTAAGTTGTTTTGTAGATTTTTACCTAATAAAGGTATAGCATTTCGCTTGATTGCGATCGCATCAAATGGTCCTTCACATAAAATTAAAGGTAAACTCCAGTTAATAAACAAACCAAATGGAACTATATCTCTAGATGTATCCGGGTTTTTATATTTTATAAATGGATCTTTTTCAAATGATCTACCTGTAAAAAAGTTTAATTTTCCATTTTCATCGTATGAAGGTATTATGATCATTTTATTGTATGGTCCTCCATCACAATATCCTATATTGTATTTTTCAATATCGTCTTGTGTTATACCTCTTGATTTAAGATATGCAGCAGCATGTCTAGCTACAATATCTTTACTGTTTGATATTGGTTTATATTCATCTGGAAGTTTAACTTCATATACCTTTACAGGGGCATCTTCTAGAAAATTTCCAGATTTAACTAGTGGTTTAAGTTGGGATATGATTTCAGATGCTACTTCTAGTTGTTTAAATAGACTATATATTGTTTTACCTTTCTTACCACAAGTCCAACAGGCCCATTTATTGATACCTTCTTTATTTTCAGTAAAGTTTACTTCAAGTTTTGGTTTATGGTGGTTGCAGAAAGGACACATATAGGCTTGATTGCCTCTAGCGGTACGTTTACCAGAGCCTAAAACTGAATTTACTAAGTTAATTAATAGTTCATTTACCATAACCCTTAAATATAAAAAAGAAAGCTTGGTTTCCCAAGCTTACTTTATTTTTATTTTTTTATTTATTCTTTTTATCTTCAAGGTCTTGTCTCCATCGTTCCTCTGAGGACATGTTTGCTCTATCTTCCAGTCTTTTATATTCTTTTTCAAATTCTTGTGGATTTTCGAGATTATAAATGGATCGTTTTATACTATCAGCACTGTCCTTTGATAATTTAGTAATATCAAATGATTTTAAGGTTTTTAAATCATTATATACAGGGGCTTCAGAATCATAATAAATTTTACCTAATTTTAGTTTTCCCATTCTGTGGTCAAACTGTTTTTGATTAACACCTTTTATATATTGTCCATATCTAGCACTTTCTTGACGTTGTTCAGGGGTTCGTCTGCGGTTAACTACTCCACGATGATAAAGTTTTAAATCATCCATCATTACTCGAACATCTCGTCCTGTTAATTCCCCCGCATCTATTAAATCTCTTAAAGCTTGTACTGCTTCATCTTTAGATATTCCTTCATTCAATTTAACTTGAATTTCATTAATAAATTTTTGTGATCGGGAATATGCTTTTTGTAATATTTCTCCTGGAAGTTTATTTCCATATTTTCCACCTACATCTCCAACGGCAACTTGATACATTGGGTCATTCATTAGCTCATCCATCATTGCTTTTACTTTAGCTAGATAAGCAGGGTATGCTTCTGAAATTTTAATTAGTTCTGCTCTTTCTTCTGGGGTATCAAAAAATCGATATAGGTTACCACTTCCATCTGCTTCCATCTCATCAGCATTCTTTTGGGTAAATAAACCAACTTGAGAAATCATTTCACCCGCTGTGTAATATAAATCGTTACCTTCAGCTTCGTTTAGTTTGTTTTCAGTTAAATATTTTCTTAAATCAAAAGTGTCCATGTTATTTAGATTTATTATTGATTTTTTAATTGTATTTTTTCAGCAAGATTTAAGATTTTGTAGAAATTTTTAAATGCTACTTTAAAGGGCTGATTTATTAATTGATTATAAGCAGTTTGAAAGGCTTGATTATCTTTAATGTCTGCATCATTAATGACATGTTTTTCAAGAGAATCTACTAAATCATCTATTTGCATTTCCTGAATATCAATATCGACATCGGTATAGTATTTTGCAATTACCTTGGCCATCTCAGTTAATGTAGTATTATTTATTTCATTAATTGTTTGTGAGTTAGTAGTTATTTTATTTTCTACTAAGTATTTTTTTAAATTAAAGTCATTCATGTTTTTAATTTTATTATACATATACGAAAGATAAATTAAGATATAAAGTCTTTTTTATAAAATTTACCTAAAATGTTACTATTTAAGTAATTTTCGTTTTCTATTACACCATACATAAACTGGTATTTACATTCAAAATATGTAAGCATTTTTTTATTTTCAACAAAATGAATTATTTCACGTTTAAATTCGTCTTGTTTTTTTTCTTTGATTCTTTGTTTGATGAAATCTTCCGAACCATAATATGTTTTCCAATCAGATTCTTTTTGGATTGTTTCGGTAGTTGATTTTCTACCTCTTCCAGTTTGTTCAGCAAGTTCTTTTTTGGTTAATTTGCGCTTTACATTGTGGTATAACGATTTTTTTCCGATATACGCCATCCCACTTGGAATGTGAGTGGTAATGTAAATAAACCCAAAAGTATTAGCAGGGATGTCTTCGATTGTTTCTACAACTTTATTATTATATAACCACATATTTTTTGGTTATAAATATATCATATATCGAAGTTAACTATAAAAGTTGTATCTGTTTGATCAGATAGTGGGATTGGTTGAGATAATTTACCTACAACTAAAAGTTCTTTGGCGTCATTATATAATCCTATAGTTGTAGCATATGGATTGAAATATGAACCTGTTACAAAGCTATAATAAAATTCCCCACTACCTGATCTAGCTGAAGGGTTTTGTGTGTAGTTAAATTCATTTTCTCTAATAGCACATTTATATTGGTTTTCATATATTCTATATGAAGACATAAATGAAATAGTAGATGGGAAAAGATAAGGGTATATTCTTGTTGGAGCAACACCATAAATATTTTGTCCATAATCTCCAATACCGTATCCACTTCCTGTTAGATAATAATAATTTAGGTTTGAAGCCATATTTTCTAAACCACCTGTTGTTAAAGTTGCTATACCATGAGAATAGAATATTTGACCTACTATAGGAGAGGCATTTTCAATGTAATCAATTGGGGATGATATTGCTGATATTTGGATATCATAAAAAAAAGTATTATTAGGAGGACTCCAAGTATTAGGTTTATTGAAGAGAAAATATTCCACTCCAGCATATAATGTAGTTGTAAAAGAACCAATATTATCATAAGTCATAGAAGCCGTTGGAGAAATACCATATGATGATGATAAATAAAAT